AAAGTTATAGAACCATTATTATCAATAATATCTTTTGCCATTATGACCTCTTAATTCCATAAATTGTTAAACAAACTTTGTAGGCATTAGCTGTAAAGTTTAATTTAAAACCATTACAAGTATTTGCAGCAGTATCGTCATAATGCCCTGAACCTTGTGATACTCTATGATAGTTATTACCATCTTTACCACCAAATTGCCATTGAACAGATGGTCTTACATTTCCCTCGCCATCTGTGCTATCGCTGTCCCAATTACCACCATTCCCATTATGAAAATACATATAACCAGATATTGGTGTGTTATCACCAGTTTTGCTGTCATCAAATACTTGTATTGCAGCTACATTGTTTCCTGTTAAAATTCTATCAGTACCATTACTGTCTTTTCCATAAGCAGCATATCTATATGCAGCATTAGGTAAATCTGAGTCGTCATCTAAAAATTCTAATTTTATTTCTCCAGCTCCAACAGAAGATATTGCATGAACTAAAACTAAATAATTATCATAGCTTGAACTAAAACCAGTATAAGAATAACTTGAATAATAACTTGTGCTATCATAATTATTTACTGCACTTAATACTGCAAGTCCACCACCACCACCACCTGCTGCTGCCCATTTGACACCTGTGGCTTCACCTGAATCTGCTGTTAGAACTTGGTCATCATCACCTACTGTAAGTAGTGATGGATTACCTGAACCATCTCCTATTAAAATCTTTCCTTTAGTGGACATATCAACTGATGCTATAGCTGATGTACCATTTCCTATTAATACTCCATTAGCAGTTAAACTGGTTGCACCAGTACCACCACTTCCTACTGCAAGAGTTGCTGATAAACTTGCTGCTGAACCTGAAGTATTTTGATTTCCTGATGTATTAACACCAGGTAAGTTAATATTAGCCGAACCATTGAAAGACACTCCCCCAATCGTTCTTGCTGTTTCTAAAACTGTTGCTGTTGCTGCGTTTCCTGTGCATGAACCTGAAGAACCACTCGCATTACCAGTTAATGCTCCTATAAATCCTGTCGCTGTAATACTTCCAGTAGATGGATTGTAGGTACAATTTCCATCAGACTCTAGTCCAATGTTTCCCCCATCTACATCTCCCCCTGAAGTGAAGATGATAGCATTATCTTCATTAGTTGATTCATTATCGGTAATGGTTACAGCAGTAGCAACTGCTGCTGTTCCACTTGTATTCTGATTACCTGCTGTGTTTACACCAGGTAAATCTATATTTGCTGAACCATTAAATGAAACACCACCAATAGTTCTTGCTGTTTCTAAAACAGTAGCATCTGCTGCTGTTCCTGATGTATCTTGATTTCCTGCTGCATTAACACCAGGCAAGTCAATGTTACCTGTGCCATCAAATGAAACCCCACCAATATTTCTAGCAGTTTCTAAAGCTGTTGCAGTTGCTGCATTTCCTGTGGTTGAACCTGAAGTACCTGATGTATTTCCTGTTACATTTCCTGTTATATTTCCTGAAAATGTACCTGATAAAACATCTGTTGATGAATTAAAAGTTAATCCTGAAGCTGACTTAGGCCCTAAATCACCAGTTGCTGCCGTAACAAATAAAGGAAAACAAGTCGTATCACTACTCTCATCAGCTACTGTAATTACTGTTGGAGTAGGTGCAGTTCCTACAAATGAGGTTGCTGTTAAAGCACCTGTGGCAGAATTAAATGAGAGATTAGACCCTGACTTTGGTGCTAAATCCCCAGTAGCTGCTGTTGCAAATAAAGGGAAACAAGTTGTATCGCTACTTTCATCTGCTACTGTAATTGTAGTTGGTACATAGCTTGATGACGCTTTTGCATCTAACTGTGTTTGTATGTTTGAAGATACATTGTTTAGATATCCAAATTCAGTATTCGATATAGAGCCATCATGTATTTTAGTGGCATCTATTGCTGCACTTGTATTGACATCAGCATTAACAATAACGCCTGTACCAATCGCTGCTGTACCTGTTGTTCCTATTGATATATCACCTGATATAACCACAGGATTAAAATTCGTTCCATCGGCTATTAAAGCTGCACCACTTGTATTGGTTGCCATAAACAGGTCGTCGCCTGATATGGTTACATCTCCTGTAAATGTTGCGTTTCCTGATACACTTAAATTCCCTGAAGATGTTACAGAAACTGCTGTTAAAGCAGGCATGTTTGCTGCAATATTTGATAAAGTAACACCATAGTTAGCACTATCGTATGCTATTGCAAATACCGATGCACTATTAGGTGTGCTTGTAGTTGTTAAATCTGAAAATTTCTTTGTTGCCATCTATTGTACTGTCCAAGTGGTTGTTGCTACTGTTGGGATATCTTGCCAATCATCAGGAGCTATTGCTTTATTGTCTTCTTGCTGAAAGATGACACCATCTTCGTCTGCTAATAAATAAATATTATCTTCGGTTTCAAAATAACCTTGTGATACATCGCTTACATTAGTCCAAGATGTAGAACTTGTGCTTACCCCTGTCCATGTAGTCATTAGTAAGCCCCGTAATCAATTCTAGTTGTAGGTGCTACTCCTGAATGTCTATCTCTTTCGTTTGTCGTAATTAAATCGTTTTTAGCCCTATCATAAAACCCTGCCCAGGTTTGTATTCTTTTGTCGTTATTTAAGTAAGGCTCTGCCTCAACCAATGCTCCATATAAATATAAATCAGGGTGATATGTCAGCATATCGTTTGTGGTATTAGAGTCTGATAATGCTGTAAAATATTTGTAATACAATATTTCAATTTCATAAATAGCGTCAGGTATAGGCCTTAACTGAAAAGTATTGCCCATAATCGAATATGCTTTTGGTTTTCCTGTTGTACTTCCTGCTCTAACTCTATCCATTTGTTCAGGGGTTAAATATTCTAAAGAAGTTTTAGGGTCAGTATTAAGTTGTATATTACGCATAGCAACATAATTATCAGGAAGTGTATAAAATTCTGTATCTGCAATCGTGTTTGCAGTAACCCTTGTTTCCATTCTTCTTATTTTAAAATCTCGTCTGTGCCTAGCTTCTGCTAGTGCTATGAATTCAGGTATTCTATCAGTTAAATCTGACCTATCTAGCCAATTAGCTACTGCTGTTTTTAATTCTGAAAATGTTGATATTGCCATTTTATTTTTTACCTTGATTCATTTTAAGCGATGTGCTTCTTTTGATAAACTCATTAAGAGCATCCTCATCAGGATTTTTTTTGTCATTAAATTCAAACCTAGTAGGTTCGTTATTTTTTTTGTTTTTTAATTTAGGCATTCTTTCGTAAGCCTTTTTTAGAGCAAGTGCTATGAGTCGTGCTGCCATTATATTCTCCTATTTGTTGTTTTTAAATATCTGTAATCAGGGCTGTTTAATAATTTTTTAACGCCCTCTTTGTGGTCAGGATTGAAGACATCAACTCCATATTTATTCATCCATTCATATACAACAGTTGTCGGAATCCTCGCAGATAGCCTAAACTCATCTTTCATAAGATGGTCTTCTTGTTGTAATCGTTTGTTAGAATCAATAAGGGGTTGAATGTCCTCTATATGCTCGATAGCAAACTCGCCGCTAGGGTTGTCATAATGAAATATTTGATTATTGCTAATCTTGCGTCTCATTACTCGCTTAACTCCTGCACCCAAACATTGCCAGTTCCGCTAGCTAATATAGCTGCTAGTTTCATGCCACCATCAACTTTAAAAATCATTGGTTCATTAGCTGGCAGCCTAATAGAAGTGCTTACACTAGCTGTTGGGCTTGCAGCAAATTCAACAAATGTTTCTGCTGTGTCAGCAGTTACTCTTACATATTCTGTTTGCGAGCCAAATGCTGATGTTGCAGCCGAGCTTGTACTTACTGTTCTTATATGGTTTGCGATTACTCGTAAACCCCATGCCCAATTTGCCATGATTTATCTCCTAATTACAAATGTTACTAATAGTTTTTTAGCACCTGTAGAACCGCCATCGGTAATCATCTCGATAGTCCCGTCTTCGGCAACTTCGTTAGCTGCTGTAGGTACTGATGAATCAACATCACCTGCTGCCGAACCTGAATGTGCTACTGTTATACCACCATTAGTTACAGCAGTACCACCTATTTCAAATGTAATAGCAGCGTTTCCACCACTAATTGCACCTTGAAGTGCAGTAATAATTTTAATAATTTTACCACCATCAGGTACAGCTACAAATGTAGAAGATGCAGTTGATATATCTTCTATTTCACCATATATAAAATAATCGTTTAATGTTCTCATTAAATTTCTCCATGTTAATAACCCTCGTTCCGAAGTGATACATCTTCAAGGTCATTATTAATTTGGTATCAAAGTTTGGTGGGGCAGCGAAAGAAAATGAAAAATAAAAGCTGCCCCTTGATAACTAACTATGAGGAAAGTTAAATTTATTTACGAAGTTGTTAAGTCTGCAATAGTTGCCGAACTTGCTTCGTTTTTAGCAACAAGTGTCCATTCTGCCAAGAGTAGTCTCTTTTCAGCATCACCTGTTTTTGCTAAATCTATTGTTTGGAAAGGTCTTAAGAACGCAGTCGCCCACATATCGCTTTGTACTACTAGAGCACTTCTGCCCGAGCTTCGCATTATGCGGTCTGACATTACTCTGACTTCTCCAAAATCAGAAACATAAACATCAATGGTAGTAACCAGTTTCCTGTCTTCTGCCATATCCATTCTTGTGTTATTTCCAGTAAAGCCTGAAACTTTTTGTTTGTTGAACGAGCCAACAATTAAAAGGTCAGGGTCTCCACCTGCGTCATAACAGTTTTTTATTTCTGTTTTTAAGATTGTTTCGGTTAAAACTCTTTGAGTGCCGTCTGTAACTGCACCTGATGAGTTAGAACCACCTGTACCATAAGTATTATTGGAAGTAGTCCAAGATTCAAAACCTCTTGAAGTACGGGCTGATGCTCCGTTACCACTACCTGCACCTGCGTTCACTTTACCAGTTTCAGCAAGTTCCATATCTCTTTTTAGTTCTTTTCCAGCTTTAGCTATTTGATAAGCTAACTCTGAATTAACGCCTGCATGTATCACCTTTTCTTGTGTTCCTGACACCATAACAGGTTTGTATGAAATCTGTGTATAGTTGAGAACACGAGTTGTAGCTGATAATGCAGCACTAGGAGAGTCATCTCCCTCGGCTTGAGCATTAGCTGCTGCGGCTGCTAGAGAATCAGTTTGCCATTCATGTTTAGTGAATGTCGCAGTTCCCTGACCAATACTCGACATAAATGGAGTATCAGTTGGAGAAATGTTATAAATAACATTCTGCAAATCTTCTCTGTTACCGACAGCATCATAAGTCTCAAATGTGTTTGTTAATTGTGCCATTTGATTTACACCTCAATGTGTCTAAAAGTTTTGTATTATAAAAAACTATCCCATTAAGGATTCGAGTAGCTTCGCAGCGTCATCGACTTTCCCTGAT